GTTATTCTGACGGTTACAGATAACATCAGTTCCAGAGGTGCAACATGACCGTCACAGTCAAAGTCCTTGTCCCGGCTAAAATTGCCGAAAACAGCCAGACTACCCAGTACACGGCGACGGGGGTCACAGCCATCATCGACAAGTTTACGGCTACCAACTATTCCGCAACCGCGGCGACCATCAGCGTTAACCTTGTAAATCCGTCAGGCACTGCGGGTAACGACAACCTGATCGTCAAGACCAAGACGTTGCAGCCGTCCGAAACCTATACGTTTCCCGAATTGGTCGGGCATGTGCTGGCGCCCAGCGGGTTCATCTCGACCATTGCCGGGACGGCGACCGCAATCAACATCCGCGTCTCGGGCCGCGAGGTAACGTAATGGATGAGGCTGGTCAGTCCCTCGCTGTTCACTTCCAGAACCTGGCGTTGCCGCCGGAAGCAGCCGGCTGGTTGCTGGACATCTGGCAGTTGATCCAAGCGTGGGACGACGTGGCTGACGCTGACGGGATTGAGCGCGACCGTCTGGACCGCGCCATCTGGGCGTCTCTTGTGACCATGCCCGCCAATCCGTTCTACCTTGCGAATGCCCCCGCCTTGCAGGCAGCGCTGGCGTTGCTGGTCCTGAAATGGCAGGCGTCGGACGACGCCGAACGGGCAGGCCAAGCCGACGCCCGGTCCTACATGTGGCGGGCTGGATATTACGATCTGGTCCTGCTGGTTGTCCTTTTGACGAAAGGTCACGCAACTGCTATGAAACAGGCCAAGACGGTCATGCACCTCTATGGTGAAACGCTGCACGAATACCTGAAGGAGTTCCCCCCATGCCCGCACCAATTGTAGCCGTTGGGGCCGCTGTCGCCGCAGGCAGCGCAGCAGCCGGGATTTATGGCTCTAACAAGGCCGCCAAGGCGCAGGAAAAGGCCGCCGATAAGGCCGCGCAGGCGCAGAAAAATGCGTTGGCCGCTCAGACTGAACTTGCCAAACCTTACGTTGAAGCTGGTAAATCTGCGCTATCGCAATTTCAAAGTATGGCGCCATATCAGTCTTTTGGTATGGCCCAGTTTCAGGCCGATCCTGGGTATAGCTTCCGCATGTCGGAAGGGCTGAAGGCGCTGGAACGGTCGGCGTCTGCCCGCGGTCTGCTTCAGTCTGGCGGCACGCTCAAGGACATCACGCGGTACGGACAGGACTTGGCCAGCCAAGAATACCAGAACGCATTCAGCCGGTATCTGACCGAACGTGAAGCGCGCATGGACCCCTACCGCTACCTGACCGGCGTTGGTCAGGCCGCGGCCGCTGGGCAGGCCGCCAATGTCGGCTCGACCGGCGCGGCGCTGGCCGATATTGCGGCGCAGCGCGGTAACGTACAGGCGGCGCAGGCAATGGGCACGGCAGGTGCCATCGGCAACGCGCTTGGCGGTATTGGCCAAGCTGTCGGCGGTTATTACGCCAACGAACCGTATATGAATTATCTCAGGTCCATCACGCCGAGCACATCGGTGTATTAAGAGGCTGACATGGCGCTGAACCCTAACATCATCCTATCCGGTATGCCGCAGCCGTTTGATACGAACGCGCTGTTGCAGCAGCAGATCAGCGGCATGGAGAACATCAACGCGCTGGAGCGGCAGCGACGCGCTGACGAACTGGCCATGCAGGACCGCGCTGTGGCTCAAGAAAAGGCAGCGCAAGCAGAAGCGGCCCGCGCGCTGGCGCCTGCGGTCGCCGCAGCGTTTGCAGACCCGACTGATGCGGGGTTGGACGCTGCATTTAGCATGGTGCCGGGCGAGTACGCCGAAGCCGCTGAAGTGCAACTGTCTCAATTGCGCGGTATCCCTGACGTCAAACGGCGCAAAGATGTAATTCGGGCGGCGTTGCTTCAGGATGAGTATGGGCAGGCGCTGTTAGCGCAGCTTGAGCCGACCGCCAATATGCGCCTTCAGGCCGATACGGCGGCGCAGGCCCAAGCGGTTAAGATGCGCGAGTTGCAGTTGGAAGAGCAAAAGGCCGCGCGCGGGCCAGAACCCTCTTATAAAGAAGTCATTCTGGATGACGGCACACTAGTGCTTATGGACACGAAGTCTGGCCGCATCATTCAGCCGTCCATGGAAGGCCCGATTGACACTGCGGTGCCACCGCAGGAAGGCGCGCCCCCACCACTGAAAGTCAAGACAGAAGCAACAAAAGACCGTGCAGCAAAGGAGAAGGCCGAACTTGGCAAAACTAAGGTGGAGGCAACGCTTGATAAGATGTTACAATCTTATCAAAAACTTAAAGACCTTTACGCCATTGTCTCTACGGAACGTGAAGGGATAGCGGGCACGTTTTCAAACATAGGCGCGCGTGCTGGCGCCGCGTTGGGTACAACGGTTGGCCGTGCGACAGGTACGAAAGCGCAAACCGAACGCGATGTTATTCAAAATCTTCGCATGGATTTGGTGCGCGATATTAAGCAGGCGACGGGCATGTCCGCGCAGGAGTTGAACTCTAACTTTGAACTCCAAGCTATCCTCGACTCTTTGTCTGACCCCTATGGGCAGTCTTATGAGACCGCAATCAGAACAATTCAACGTCTGTCCGAAGCCTATGGAAAAGGCAGTAAGGCGGATATTAGCACTGGATCGGCGACTGCGCCTGGCGCTGAAGGCGAAGACCCAGAACTTAACGAGCTTCTTGATAAGTATTTGCCGAAGTAAAGGTAAGCCATGGCTACGCTAGAGCAACTGAAATCGGCACTAAAAAATGCGGACGCAGCAGGCGATACAAAAGCGGCAAAACGTCTAGCACAAGAGATCGTCAAAATGCGGGCCGCGCCCGCACCTGCTGCGCCAGAAATGTCTTACGGTGAAACTGCCGCGGATGTTGCTAAAAGCCTTGGCACGGGAATTATGCGCGGGGCGGCAGGTTTGGCCGGTATGCCCGCCGACATTGGGCGCGGGTTGGTTAATCTTGCCTTTCAAGGCGGCGGCTATTTGATTGGCGCTGATCAGGCAAAACTTGTTGAAGACGCCGCAAAAGCTGAAGCACTTATGTCTGGGCGCGCTATGGCGGCGCCGACAAGCGCTGGGATTGTGCGCGGTATCGAAAGTGTTACCGGGCCAATGTACACGCCGCGCGGTACGGCAGGAGAGTTTGCGGAAACAGTCGGTGAATTTGTCCCTGCGGCCGTCGCGGGGCCGGGCGGGCTTGTGCGCAAGACGGCTATGGCTGTGGTCCCCGGCGTTGCTTCAGAAACGGCAGGGCAAGTTGCGGAAGGAACGCCGTATGAAACAGCCGCGCGCATTGCAGGCGGTATTGCGGGCGGCGTTGCTGCGGCTGGGCGTGGAAGCGGCGCCGCAAAGGCCATGCAAGAGGCCGCGCCGGATATAGCCACCGTTAACGCGCGCAAGAATACGCTATACAAACAGTTGGAAAATTCCGGTGTTAAATTCGATAGTTATGGCTATGATAAACTTGTCAACGATTTAACACGCACGCTGAAAAGTGAAGCGTTTGACCCCGATCTCCACCCAAAAACGGCTGTTCTTCTTCGGCGCGTGTCGCAACTTTCCGGTCAATCCCCTACGTTTCAAGAACTAGATAATCTTCGCAAGATGGCTGGCAACGTGTTGCGCAGCGGTGGCGACCCTAGCGACTTACGTTTTGCGGGCGAGATACAACGGGAAATAGACAATTTTTTTGATACCGGCGCTGTAATGTCTACAAACCCGCAGCTTCCAGCGGGGCGGGTCAAAACAGCCATCAAAGAAGCGCGCGAATTGGCGCGGCGGTCTGCGTTGGCAAGAGACATCAACGCCATGGACCGTCGCTCGCCGTACTTTCAAGGCGGCATAGAAAACGAGTTTCGCAAGTATATGCGCTCCAAGCGGGGCGAACGATTGACTGCCGCCGAAAAAGAGGCTTTTGATGCTGTAGCCTTGCGCGAAAGCATTCTTGATCTCGCGGCTACAAAAGCCGGACCTGTCGCTGGCGGCGCGGTCGGTTTTGTTGGCGGTGGTGGTCCTATAGGCGCGGCTGTAGGCGCGGGTCTTACTGTAGCCGGTCAGGCGGCCATTAAAAAAATTGCAACCGCAGCCACAACCAAACAGGTTGATGCTGCGTTGAAAACTGTTCTGGCAGGCCGCGCTGCGCAGAATACAATGTTGCGCGATGCTGCTATAGACGCTGCCAACAATCGCTTGCGTGCTATCATCGCTGCGGGAATGTCTGTGCAGAGCGCCGAAAGCAACCGTAACGCGATGGCGAGGTGATGACGTGGATTATCAAGTGCTTTTCAACCTCGCTGTCGGGGCGGCCGGCGTCTTTGGAGGGTATGTCTTGAGCAGGATTTACCATAGCCTAGATCGTCTGGATGAAGATGTGCGCAAGATACCGCTGAACTACGTCCAGAAGGACGACTTCAAGACGGCAGTCGCGGACATCAAGAACGACATTCGGTCCGGCTTCCAGCAGGTAGACCGCACGCTGAACACGCTGTTCGAGCGTATTAACGAGAAGGCCGACAAGGCATGAAGCTGAACATCACGTCCCTCTCGCGGCTGCGCGGCGTCCATCCCGACTTGGTGCGCGTCGTGCTGCGCTGCGCTGACGACTGGAAGGACAAGGACACCGGCTTCATCGTCACGCAAGGCGTGCGTACCCTTGAGGAGCAGAAGCTGCTCGTCAAGAAGGGCGCCTCGCGTACCATGCGGTCGCGTCACCTCAAGGCCCCCAACGGCTACGCCCACGCCGTTGATCTGGCCGTCGTGCTGAAGGGCGCCGTCACCTGGCACTGGCCCTTGTACGACCGGCTGGCCAAGGCGATGAAGGCGGCAGCCAAGAAGGAAGGCGTGCCCATTGAAGCAGGAGCAGATTGGGTAAAATTCCGCGATGGCCCCCACTTCCAGCTTCCTTGGGCGCAATATCCGGGCACAAAAAAATGAAAAAGCACCCTACCCTTCCTCTATGGGCCACTGAAAACGGCGAAATATATGGCCCGCGCGGGCTGCGTTCCCCGCATCTTGATAGGTATGGATACTTGCGTCTTAGTTGCGTAAAAGACGGAAAGCACATAAAGACGACTGTTCACCGCGTCGTTGCGGAAACATTTTTTGGGTTGGCAGATGGCCTAACCGTAAACCACAAGAACGGTAATAAACGCGATAACCGCACAGAAAATCTTGAGTACGTGACGGCGGGCGAAAACACGTCGCATAGTTTCAAAACGGGCGGGCGGCGTATTTGCCACCCGGTTGTTTTTGATGGCGTGCTATATTACAGCCGCCGCGAATTAGAGCGGCAAACAGGTATTCGGCGTAGATGACAACTGCCGTGGGCGCAATACCCCGGCACAAAGACGGAGAAGAAGTGATGACGAAGGACATGATCTGGGGCGTCGTGCGCGCCGTCCTCGCGGCAGCCGGCGGCTACTTTGTCGGCGCTGGTATTCTGGAACAGTCTACCGTCAATGACATCATCGGCGCGCTGGGCATCATCTTTGCCGCCGGCTGGTCGATCTGGTCGAAGAAGTGAACTGGCTTGAGATAGCCGCCATTGCCGTGCTGCTGTTAGGCATCGGCGCTGGCGGCTTTCTCGTTGCCCAACGTCCCGCGTTTTGGTTGGGCCTTATCCGCGCCGCGCTGCAACCTCTCGTTCCTCTTCTTCTGGCGACATTGGCCAAACGGATGCCGCCGGAGAAGGAGCAGGAGTGGCGGGACTGTATCCGGCGGGGCGGGGAGTGGGACCACTTTCGGAAGCGCTGCAAGCGGTAAGTGCCCGCTCAATTAACGTAGCGTAACCCGAAATATCACGCCAGTGGTCCGGCTCATGCGGGTTCCCGGCCAAAATCCGGCCGATCTTGCTGGCGATCATCTCCAGCGTTTCCCGTTCAGTATCGTCCAGTACCTTCCAGTTGCGCCCGCGGCGCATGGCGTCCTTCAGTTCCTGCGCCATGGACGCCACGTTGTAAAAGGCGCCGTGCGTCTTCTCGCGTTCGTCGAGCAGGTCAGACACGCTTGATAGCCTCCAGCAGTTCCTTGCGCTCCCGCGACGCGCGCAGCGTGTTGTACCGCTGGTGCAGGCGCTTGATGAAGACGCTGCGGCGGTGTACCTTCACCTCTTCGTCCAGCATCGCCTTGGCCTCTGCCTCGGTGCAGTCGCGCAGCACCACGTTGAGCGTTGTCCAGTTCATTTCAGTTCCTCAAGGGCCAGGTCAGAGATGGACCGCTTGTCGGAAAGCGCGGCCCAGATGCGCTCGTCCACGGTCTTGTTGGTCAGCAGCACGTAGCACCACACGTCATGGCGCTGGCCGCTGCGGTGCAGGCGTCCAATGGCCTGCTCGTAAAGTTCCAGTGACCACGGCAGCGACAGGAACACGATCTTGTTACCGCCCGCTTGCAGGTTCAGGCCGTGGCCGGCTGACTTGGGATGCGCCGCAAGTAGCTTGATCTCGCGCCGGTTCCAGCGTTCGATCACGTCGCGCCCATCGTCCAGCGTCCACAGGTCGGCCGGATAGCGGCGCTTCAGTTCCGCCAGTTCCTCGACGAAGTTGTAGAAGATCAGCGTGTTATCGCGCTGGTTGCCGTCCAGCACTTCTTCCAGCAGGTCGAACTTGTGGGTCGAGAACCACGCAGGCGACCGGCCTTCGCCGTAAACCCAGCCGCCCGCCAACTGTTGCAGCTTCATCGTGACGGCCGCCGCAGACGCCGCGATGGCCTCCGTCGTCGGTAGCGTCGTGATGAAGTGCTTCTTCATCTGCTCGTATGGGTCGCGGGTCGGCAGGTCGGCGCGCATCTCGACGACGTGGAGCGGCGGCAGCGTGTCCTTGTACTCGCCAGGCTCCAGCACGAAGGTGGCGGGCTTGATGCGCTGCATGACCTGCGGCAGGGCGCTGGGGCGCGGCTTCCAGTCGTTGAACTCACGGTTGGCGCAGTAAAAGTATTGCTGGAGGAAGGCGCCCTTGGACCGGCCGAGCAGCTTTTCGTCCACGATCTTGCACTGGCCGAAGACGTCCTCCAGACCGTTCGACGTGAATGAGCCGGTCAGGCCGATCCGCACTTTCATCTTGCCGATAATCTTTTCCAACGCCTTGAAGCGTTTGCCTGATGGGTTCTTGAGCCGTGTCAGTTCGTCGAACACGATGCCGTCAAACCCCATGCCTTCCAGTCCGCACTTGTTATAGTCGCACAGGTCGGCCAGCCATTGAATGCTTTCGTAGTTGGTCACGACGACGTTTGCGCCTGTCTGGGCGGGAAAGTTAAACGCAGCCCGGCGTTCTGCGGCGGTGCCTACGCCCACAGCTACGCTCAAGTACCGGGTCCATTTCTTGGCTTCTTGCGGCCAGACGTCGGTGCAGACGCGCTTGGGCGCCAGCACCAACCAATGGTTGACTATGTTATTGCACAGCAACTCTTCCATTGCTGTCAGCGTGATGGCCGTCTTGCCGGCACCCACGGGCGCCAGCACCAGCGAACGGTCGCGCTCGTAGATGAACGTGACCGCCTGTTCTTGGTATAGCCTTAGCTTCACTTGCGCCCCTTGCGGATGATCTTCATCTTCACCTTGCACACGCCCGCGCACCTGATCTTGCGTGCTGCGGCCTGTGACAGGTCCAGCTTCCGGCCGCGGATGAACGGCCCGCGGTCATTTATCCGAACCACAACATGGCGGCCACGGTAGCTAACACTAACCAGAGTGCCGAAAGGCAGATGACGATGAGCAGCCGTATAAGCATGTTTGTTAAAACGCTCACCACTTGCTGTTTTATTTCCGTGAAATCCAGGTCCATACCACGATGCCCACACTGTTTCCGCGGCGGCGGAACTATAGAACAAAACGCTAACGATTAGAAAGGCCAGCAAACCACGCATCGACGTCCTCCATGCTGTACAGCACCGCATAGTTCTGCTTCAGCGCCGCCATGCGGTGCCCGAAGCGCTTCTGGAGCGGTGACAACTTGCCATTGGGGGCCTTCAATTCAATGAACCACGTCGTGCCGTCCGGCAGGCAGACCACACGGTCGGCCACGCCGCGGTTCATGGGTGAGGTAAACTTGAATGCCTGACCCCCGATCCGCTCGACGGTCCTGCACAAGTGCTGTTCAATGTCTCTCTCGCGCATGACCGCTCTCTAGCACAAAAAATGTTTGACGCAAAGAAAAAGATTGTGGTACGGTGACGGCTCAACAACACGAAGGTGATCTATGGCTGAACATTCCAATATCGTCGGCGGTTCGTCCGCGAAGCGCGTCATGGCCTGCCCCGGCAGCGTGCGTCTGGTGCAGGAAGCCCCGCCCAAGCCCGCCAGCAGCTACGCCCATGAGGGTACGCTGCTCCATAACATCATGGAGACGCTGCTGACGTCGAACGCCAAGCCGGAAGATTTCCTTGGCGCACAGGTCGAAACCGCGGTTCTGACGCAGGAACTGATAGATGAAAAGATTGCCCCTGCGCTACGTGCGCTTGACGAAATCGACCCGGATGGCGCTCTTGAGTACGCCGTGGAGCAGAAGGTTGGCTTTGGCGATCTGCTTCCTGGTGTTTTTGGTTCCGCCGACCTTATTGGCCGTCTTGGTGATCGGGGCATTGTTCTGGATTGGAAGTTTGGTTCTGGCGTTGCGGTCGAAGCCGAAGAAAGTCCGCAGGGTATGTTCTATACCGCGGCTGCGATGCGAACCCCCGCGACGGCTTGGGCCTTTAAGGACGTGCGCGAGGTCGAGATTATCATTGTCCAGCCCCCGCAGGTGAAGCGCTGGGTGACGACGCCTGAGCGCATCAAGCAGTTCGAGGCCGAGTTGGTGC